ACTTACTTCCTCTAAAGAAGGTTTTACGAATTGCTTCTTACTGTGTGTAATTGCTTTTATTGGGAGAGATTCCATATCTGACTGTGATTGTGATAGCAGGCCATTTGCAGTGCTTTTGCAGGCGCTTTCCAGTAATTCTCTCCAGTTCTCGGGGCGGTAATCTGTCCTATCCGGTCCCTTGGACGAATTACAAGAGCGACAGAGCGGTTGAAGATTGTCGATTGAATCTGCACCACCCTGGTACAGTGGCACTATGTGATCCTTTACGACATCCTCAGCGCTACACTTAAGGCATTTGTAACCACATATTTCTAAAAGCATTACCCATTCTTCTTCGATATGAGTGCCAATCATTCGGGCATTCGCCAAGCGGCGTCCGCGCGGCGTCACCGACCGCGAAGTAGTGGCATCTTTCCCCCATTTCTTAGCTGCGGCTGCGCGCCGCGCGCCCGATATCAATTCAGCCTTTTCAAGCTCTTCGTCAATTCGAGCGTTGTGCCATCCATCACTTCGCAGTTCGAAGAAGTACTTCAACACCGCATCGACTGCAGTGTCTTCGTAGCCTGCAAAACTCCTGCAAATGCGCTGCAAACTTAGCCTGTCTGCCGGAATCGGCTTCCGAGTCGAGTAATAGTGCAGTAGCAGAAGCAAGTAAGCTCCATGCTGGCCTTGAGTTAAATGACCAGTTTTTGCCAAATAATCAGCCACGTACAGCGGGAACCACGGATTTTTCACTAGACACCCTGGGACGCCCTACTACTGAAACCAACGCAAGAACAAACAAAGCCCTACTGCAATTCCAAGAACTAACAGCGCAAAGATACGATCCCGCCAAGTTGCTCGCTGCCTATCGGCCAATCTTTGATCTGCGAAATCTCGCATGTACTCCGCATAGGCAGAGAGGCGGTCGCACTCTTCTAAAGCTCTGGGACGAGCGGTTCTCATAACTGAGCCTCAAGTTCATCAATAACCTGCGCATACTTCTCGTGCACAAATCGGCAAGGCTCACACAGAATGTGCGCCGCCCCACATTTAGGACACCACGAATTTCTGTATGGACTATCTTTGAAAACATCGCCACAATCGTCGCAGACGAAAGACATCTCGTTATTTTCCCAGCACACGCTCATAAGTCAGTCCTCAATTCATCCGCTTGTTATGTTTGGCCCGAAATAAATCGTTCTCCGTCCAAGTAACCGTTCTCGGCGACTTCGGTACTTATGTTGGTGGGCTGTATGGGTTTGGCGGCATTGTCTGCACCGTGCCCCCCCTAGTCCCCGCCGTATTCCGCAGCTAACGCATAAGTCCTTATCCTTCAATCGGCGATAGCGCTGCTTTAGATATTTAGACCTGTTGCCCATAAAGTCAGTCCTCAACCAATTCCAACTCCCGCACGTGATAACGCCAACCTGGGTTTTGCTGATTAAGTACGGCAATCTCGCCGCGGGCCTCTGCCTTGACACGAAAAGCCTTTAGCGGTAATTCAGACGAGCTGTAGACGCGCTCGACTACGTAGATCGTGCTCATAGCTCACCTACTCGATATAGTGCTCATCACACAGATACTTTCCTGCACTGCATTGCTTTCCGCACAGCGAGCCTTCATCTTCGGCATGGCGAGTCAGAAGGGCTTCGCATCTGTGCAGCGTTTCAGTAAAGAATTGCCCTTCGATATACAGCGGCTGCCCTTTCTCGAATCTGTACGGGTAGGGGCAGGCCGCATCGTATCCTCGGTGATCGCCAAGCTTGCAACCACAACCTCCGCAAATCTTGGCGAGTTCTTTCTGCTTTTGTTGAACTAGCAGGAACGCCACAAGAGCGTCCATGCGTTCGCATTGTTCTTGTAGATCAGCGATCAACGTCCCTGTGTAGCTCATAGCCCCTACTCCTTTGGGTGATTTTTCTTTGTCCGGTCTATCTCGCCTAGGCGTCCATTGCAGTAACCAACAGCCCCGCAAAGTAAGCCCAAAACGACAGCGCCAAACGTAATTAAGCAGAAGAGATCACCTGAACTCATGCAGTCTCCTTATCTGGGAAATGGAGGAGCGGGGCGGACTGAGTTGACCGGGGGTTGCTGGGCAGTTCCGCCCCACTATCCGCGAGGGATGGGGGTGTCGTCGCGGAATCTTTTTTGGGAATTTCGGGCTTGAGATTGCCGACCGCATCAAACCACTGCGAGTATTCGGCGGCTAGTTTGGCTTTGCGTTCCGCAACGCGTTTTGGCCAAACTTTTGAGTCGGCACAGCCATGAACTACATAGCTTGCGGCATTATGTGGTTCAGTGTTGCCCCGACTGGCTAACGTCAAGCAAATGAATGCTAAAGTCATAATCTGTTATTTACTGGTGTGTATTAGGGGTGCGCGATCTGCGCGGCTAGGGATGTAATGCCCCTGACGAACTCGTTCCTCAAGCCGTCTAGAGGCTTCCAGCTGCTTGCATTTAGGGCAGCAGTATTTTTGTGTGCGCGGCTTAGGAAGAAACGTGTTCTTGCAATCCCTCGCAGCGCATTCCATACGGTTGGGCATGACTCAGGAATTATTGCCCAAGCGCTTGGAAGATGCAAGAAAATAATTACGACTTTATTGTCAATACCCACAAGCACTTACGGGCAATGCCTTAGAAAAGCTGCGAATCGCGGCGTTAATAGGACACTTTTCGCAATTTAGACACAGTCTGTAGAAAAAGCGTCTTATCTACCAAATTTCACTTGCAATCTATGTAAATTTGGAGTATTGCTAAAAACGTCCCACGGTCGTAAGGCCGTCAATCTGCACCACCCGAACGTTGCACCAGTCCGCCTGATGCAATTTCAAGCCTACCTCCAAGGCCCTCTCCCAGAAAAGGCACCGCACAGGATTTCCCATGTGCTTGCGCTAGAAGCCGTTAAACGCGGACTAGCGCGTAAAGTCGGCCTTCGCGCGATCCAGATCACAAGTGGCATGAGCATCAGGCAGGTGAAGGAATATCTGCGCGGCTCGGGTGTGTTGAATCCACCGACTTACCACTGCCTGCCCTACACCTACCCGCTTCCTGCGGCGATCTTGGAGCGTTATCAATGAGTTGGGGCGATCATCTTTCGCTTGAAGAACTCTGCGAGCTGCTGAAGCTGTCGGAGATGTACTGCGACACCGTAGCTTTGGCGATCGTTCAAAAGCGCGCGGCTGACAATGCAGCAGACACGAAACCAGCAGGCCTGGAATAACTTCCGCATCAAGCTGCAGCCGAACCAGGCAGAGTTTATGCGTTACGACCGCTACAAGCTTTGGTGTGAGCGCAATGAAGTCACCCCGGCGAGTTTGGAAGCGTGGCAGACGGTAATGAAGTCGATCCGCGAGTATTGAATGTGGATGTGCATTCTGCCACTGACTTTGCACGAGATACGGCCTCTGCTGTCGTTGGTGGGATTATTCTTATGGCTATCGGCGGGGGTATTGCTATGTTTCGCCATTTTCGAGAACGCCTCAGCCGTCATGGACACGAAATCCGTCACACGCAAGAAAAGACAGACGTTAAACCCTTCTACCCCGAATACCCCGCAGACAAGCTATGAAACTCCTGAGTCTTGGCCTAATAGCGCTCTACCTTGGACTGGCAACGGTGGGCTGCGCAGCGAAAAGGCAAGTGGGGACTAATCTCCTGATCGCTCCGGAGTGCTTGAAGAAGCCTATTGAGATGTTGGGCTGCGATCAAATGAATCCGCCAAAGTGCCGCAAAGCGTCGATCTCATATAAGAAGGGCTGTGAAGTCATTGAGGCTGCAAAGTGAGCGAGACCGTAGGCGCAAAGCTCAAGATTAAGAAGCTCAATACGAGCGACGATTTCTTGACGCCGCCGCACATTATAGCAGCAATGGGTGAATTCGACCTCGATCCGTGCGCATCTCGTAGACAAATAAAGCCTTTGGCTAAGATCGAATACCGCTATCCTGACGACAATTGCCTCATGCTTCCGTGGAATGGTGACGTATTTTGCAATCCGCCATTTTCAGAGCTGCAGGCGTGGGTAGATCGCTTCATCTTGCACGGTAAAGGGGTGTTGCTCGTCCCGGCGCGCGTGGAAGTCTCGTGGTTCTGGAAGTTATGGCATAACGCGACGGCCATTTTTTTCACGAAAGGCCCAGTCAAATACATCTGCCCAGAAGGGAAAGCCCCCCCCGGTTTTTCGGTGGGGCATTCTGCGCGATGGGAGAGCGCAATGCCCAAAGGCTTAGCGATATCCCGCTTAGGGGAGTGTTGGTGCGCACAAGGTTGATTAAGTGAGCTACGAAAGGCTTAGTCCGCGGCAGAAGCAGGCTGTAGACCTGCTGTTCTCAAGAGAGCGCCAACCGCGGAATACGATTGCACATTTAGCTCAGAGAATGCGAATCAGCGAAAACACAGTGAAGCAAGCGCTTTCAAAAGCTGCCGCAAAATATGGCATTCAAAGCAACTTATACATTCCAAGCGTGCGTTTAGTTTACCTGCGGGCGAAAGAGTTGGGGATGCTATGAGAATAGCCATTGCAACGCTCATAATTGTGTTCCTGATGAGCTTGACCGCACATCCGACTTCCGGCGAACGGCGTACAAAGCTCTATCCCGGCAGTTGTCCGAACGGTGAATCCTGGTACTTGGTCGATTCCGACTCAGACAGTGTCACGGTTGGCTGCTTTGATCCAGATTACAGCGAGCCGCAATGAAGATTCCATTTGATGCATATCAATTCCTTTTCGTCCCGACTGGACAGCAATTACTGTCATTTAACCGACGAGTACACCTCGGATATGACAGCAACGGTGAGTCGATATACGGCTGGGCAAAGATCACGGCAGCGGTAAGAGATATCTGGAAACTGGTCTATGAAAACGCGCGAATCAATTGAGGCGCAGTCGGTGGATTCAGCGAGCGCTGCACCGAGGAAGCGCAGCCCGAACTCGCTGAAGAACTTAGTCGCTCCCTGGAAGCCAGGTCAAAGCGGTAATCCCGCCGGCAGGCCAAAACAGGATATGTCCCAAGTCATTGCAAGGGCGATATTTGAGAAGAATCCCGAGTTGATCTACAAGGCATATGCGACGTTGCTGATGAAGGGCAGTGCGTTTGGCTTCCAGGTAGTGGCTGAGCGGGCCTTTGGAAAACTGAAAGAAACCCGCGATACCGGCAGTGATTTCAACGAAGTGCCGGACAATGACATACAGGCCGAAATAGACAAACTCTATGCCCGACTTGGACTTAAGAGAGCGGCTGACGCTGCTGCAGAGGCTGGAATCGCTACAGCAAGAGCAGAAAAGGCGAATGGAGCGGCGAAAGATCACGACGTATTACCCCGATGAAGGGCCGCTACGACGTGAACTCTATCCAAAGCACTGTGAATTCTTCGCAGCAGGGCCGAAGTACCGTGAAAGGCTCATCCTGGCCGCCAATCGTGTCGGCAAGACTGAAGGCGTCGGCGGGTATGAACTTGCACTCCACCTTAGTGGTCAGTATCCCGCATGGTGGAAGGGTCGAACTTTTACGAGACCCATCAGCGCATGGGCTGCAGGTGATACAGGTATCACCGTCAGAGACATCATTCAAAAGAAGTTACTTGGCCCCGTTGGGAATTGGGGTACGGGTCTCATCAATGGAGACTCGATCCTTCGGACTGTCCGATCCAGTGGTATCGCGGACAAACTGGATTCAGTTTTCATTAAGCACGCCTCCGGTGGCACGTCCACGTTGGTTCTCAAGTCTTATGACCAACGCCGCGAATCGTTTCAAGGCACCGAGCAGGATGTTATTTGGCTGGATGAGGAGCCGCCATTAGACATCTACACGGAATGCCTGATGCGAACCATGACCAACAACGGGATGATAATGTTGACCTTCACGCCATTGCAGGGGATGAGCGCGGTAGTGTTGGCTTTCCTGAAGGGCGGGAGGTTGCCTGAATAATGCCCTACGCTTCCAAGGCAGATGCCGCGAACTGGCTTAAACGTTGGAAAGCAGCCAATCCTGACAAGGTTAAGGCCGCGCAGCGGCGACACAACAAAACAGCCAAAAGGAAGTCAGCGACTCTACGCGCGCGCTACGGGATCACGCTCCAGCAGTACCTGGACTATTACAAGCGCCAAGGCGGAAAATGCGCGATCTGCAGCAAGTTCCAAGAGATGTTGCACATTGACCACAATCATACAACCGGGAGCTTTCGAGGTTTGCTGTGCGGCTTTTGTAATCGTGGCCTCGGCATGTTCTACGAGCGCAAGGAATTCCTTGAGCAGGCCATCCAGTATCTGAAGACGCATGCCAGCAGTTAGCGACACCAAATATGTCGTGATGCTCACATGGGACGACGCCCCCCATCTCAGTGAAGAATCCAAGAAAGAGCTTTGGAATTCAATTCCCCCGTATCAAAGGGATGCCCGATCTAAGGGTATTCCTCAATTGGGGAGCGGTGCAATCTACCCTGTGCCAGAGTCCGATCTCCTCGTCGCACCCTTCGAAGTGCCAGTACATTGGCCTCGTGGCTATGGAATGGATGTGGGATGGAACTTCACGGCTGCAGTCTGGGGTGCCCACGATCGAGAGAACGACGTTTTATATCTAACGCATGAATATAAGCGTAGCCAAGCCGAGCCCAGCGTACACGTTCATGGTGTCCGAGCGCCCGGTGAATGGATACCGGGCTTTATTGATCCTGCTTCCCGAGGACGTGCTCAAGCGGATGGCCGTCAACTGCTTTACGATTACAGCCAACTCGGGCTCAAGCTCAGTCTTGCTGACAATGGAGTTGAATCCGGGCTGTACTCGGTTTGGAACCGCCTGAGTACGGGCAGGCTGAAGGTCTTTCGCAATATGACGAAGTGGCTGGAGGAATTCAGGCTGTACCGGCGCGACGACCACGGCAAAGTGGTGAAAGAGAACGATCACTTAATGGACTCAACTAGGTACCTCGAAAGCCGAGTCCCGCAGATGCAATTGAAGCCCTTTGAGGCGCCACTAAACGACGCGCGCGCCCCGCGAATCGGAGTCTGGTCTTAATGGCAAAACTGACAGCAGCCGCACGTAAGCGTATCCCGTCGAGCGAGTTCGGGTTACCGGGCTCGCACAAATACCCAATGCCTGACCGATCGCACGCTTCCAATGCGAAGGCCCGCGCAACCCAGATGGTGCACAAGGGCAAGCTGTCACCGGCCAGCGCCGCAAAGATCAGGGCTAAGGCGAATCGCATTCTTGGCGGCTAAGCTTCAACGGCAGGAGAAAGCCCCCTAACGGGCTTTCCTTACCCGTGGCGGGACCATAGCGTGACACACCGCCGAAATACCAAACGAAGAGACGGCATCCTGCCGTTGGAGACGTTAAATGGCTAAATATGCAGAGGTATTAGAGCACAACGCCGCAATGAAGCGCAGTGGCGGCAAGAAGGAACTAAGGGGCATTTCGATTGAGAAAGCGGAGAATGGCGGGCACATTGTGGAGCACCGGTTTAATAGCGGCGATGGGCCATATCACGAGCCCGAGCAGCACGTATTTGGCATCGGCGATGGCAAGAAGCTGCTTGCGCATGTTGCTAAGCATATGAATATCAAGGTTTCTGAAGAGCACGGTGCAGAAAGCCAAGAGCCCGAGGAAGATTGAACTCCAAGGAAAAACGCCAGTTAGAAACTGAACTGGTGAAGATGGGTTTGGCGGGGCTGGCCTCAAACGGAGATCCCAGCCCTGAACTTGTGCAGCAAATTGCCGCAATCGTAAACAATTGGCCGGGAGCAACGAATCGGCATGGTGAATGGATCGATAAGCATAAATACCTGCGGGACTTATTCGGGGAGTGCGATCAGGCCGATCGCAGCGACATGTACATGGCCCTGGTGCCACACCTGAAGTTCAAGGTAAAGTCTCTGTCTCACTATGAGACGATGCTGGCCGAGCGAATCGGAAATCTGGTGAGTAAGCGGGCTGCGTCGGTGACTGGTGATAAGCCGAAGCCCATTGAAGTGGGCAATAGCAAGTACGCGGCGGCACCTAAAGCAATCGCAACCCATGCGATCGCCACATTACGCTGCCATCGCTGCCCCAAGACGGAGCAATTTGTCGCCGATACCCCAGCGGGAGCAATGATTGCTGCCAGAACCGCAGGATGGACGCGCGAGGCTGGAATCAACAAAGAAGCCTGCCCCGATTGCTCTACGGCCGTTGCGGAGACGGTAATCCGCCTCTCGCGCACTGAGACGTTGGCTGTATATGACCGCAGGGCTGGGAGGCTTGATGCCTTGGACTGAAGTTATGCACAAGTGGAAGGCAGGGAAGCTTAAGTCTGGCGGCTCAGGCAAGACTGTGAAGTCCCAGAAGCAGGCCGTTGCTATCATGCTCTCAGAAAAGCGCGAATCTGCTAACAAACCGGAATATCGCGGCTCTGCCTCAAATTACAAGCATTACCGTCCGAAGCGCAAGGTAATGAAGCGCACGTTCTGACTTGCCCCGCACAGACAAAGAATCCGCTCTGGAAGAGCGCCTTAAGCGAATCCGCGAGGATTATGCCTACTGCCGTGCGTACTGGCACAGAAACTACGAAGAAGCCGCTAAAGACGTTGACTGCATCGCCGCCATCCCGCCCAAAGACTTCACTGACGACCGCTCAGGGCGTCCGTGCATTTGGCCGGACGAAACAAGCCAATACGTTAACCAGGCAAATAACAACCTGCGGCAGAACAAACGATCCATCAAGCTCTCGCCTAAAAGTGAAGAAGCCACAGACCAAGACGCTGAACACCGGCAAGCTTACATACGGGGAATCGAGGACGCATCGAAGGCCCAATCCATTTATACGACTGGTTACGAATCAGCCGTGCAATGCGCATTCGGCGCATGGCGGCTTACCACGGTTATCACAGGCTCTAAGGGAGAGCAGGAGCCCCGCCTTAAGCGAATTCCTAATTGGGCGACTGTTTACTTTGATCCCGACGCCAAGGAAGCGGACTTCTCAGACCAAAGCATCTGCTTCGTCATCGACTCAATGCGGGAAACAACGTTCGCCCGCCGCTACCCAAAAGCTGAGAAAAAGAGCTTCACTGCAGAAGATCGCAATGTCGCGCCGGACTTCCTGAATGGCGGAAATGTCACCGTCGCCGAGTACTGGACGCGCGAAGAGATTGATGAGAATGATGGCGAAAAGACTTACAACGTGAAGCAAGAGATTACAAATGGCGTCGAAATCCTTGAAACGCATGAGTGGTTAGGCTCGTGGATTCCGATTATCGGCGTGTTTGGCAAGGAGCTTTACGTCAAGGAAGGCGGGCAGTCGAAACGTCTGTTCTTTTCGATGATCCGCACCGGCAGACCTGCGCAGCAGATGATGGCCTACATCGCTTCCCAAGAGGCGGAAGAGTTCGGACAGATGCCCAGAGCGTCGTGGGTTGGCTTTAAGGGCACGTTCGCCCATGCAGAAAAGACTTGGGACATTGCGCACAGAACACCGGTTGCACGATTGGAAGCGGTGGTGCCAACCGATTGGCGCGCTGAGTGGGGTGTGCCACCGCTTCCAACCCGTCCGCAGTTCATGCCCAACCCTCAGCCCTATGAAATGGCTTATGAGCGTTGGCGGCGATCGCATCAAGCGGCTGTGGCTGGCACGCCGCTGCCCACGGATGCCCAGAAGGTCAATGACAAGTCGGGTATCGCTCTTGAGCGGATTGAAAATGCCGGAATGCTCGGCAACTTCCATTTTCTGGATAACTTCGGGCGCGCATTAAGCAATACCGGCGTGCAGATGAACGAACTGATTACAAAACTGGCGGAAACCGACTCCCTGCCTAAGAATCTGCTCGGCAAGGATCCGAAGGGCGAAGATATGCCTCTACAGGTCATGGCGAAGGGCTCCGTACCGCCTGAATCATCCGAAGCCGTCCCTGAGGCTAACTACTTCTTCGCTCACCGCGGCAAGTTTACCGTCACGATCTCAGAAGGCCCGAATCACGCCTCTCAGCGCGAAGAAGAGGCCGAGTTTGCCGATACGATCTTCAAGACGGCTGCAGACCTTGCTCAAGTCCTGCCACAAGGCGCGGTTGGGAAGCTCCTATCCTTGGCTACCAAGCTTAAGAATATTGGCGCGATTGGAGACGAAATCGCCGAAGTCCTATCGCCTGACCAAGATCAAGCTGGACAGTTGCAGCAAATGCAACAGCAATTACAGATGGCGCAGCAAGCCTCACAGGAAATGCAGGGCGAGATTCAGAAGCTTCACCTGGAGCGGGCCGGTAAGGTCATCGACAACGAATACAAGATGCAGATGAAGCAGTTCGAGGGCGCAATCGACTCCAAGATCGCTCAATTGAATGCCGATCTTAAGGCCTACATCGCAAACGTGCAGACCAAAGCACAGGATGCCTCAGAACGTCAGCAACTCTTCCAAGAGACACAGATCGAGAATCATCATGCCGCGCACGAAATAGCGAAGCAGAAAGATCAGCAATCCCATGAGCACGCTATTGCTGACAAGCAAGCGGCTAATGCTGCGTTAACCCAGGTTTCAGACCAAGCCCATCAGCAGACGATGGCGCAGCAAACTGCCCAATCAGGTTTGAAGGAGACGGAATGATTAACGAAACTGCCGCGACCGTAGTGGATTCGGCCACCACGCAACCAGCGGAGCCACAGCCAACTAATACTTGGACCGATGAGCAACTTTCCGAGTGGCAACGTACTGGCGCAATACCCAAGTTTCCGCCGAAAACGCAGGATTCGGCCCCTGCCAAGAAAGACGCCGTAGCGGACTCGGCCCCGCGGAAAGACAAGACATCTGCCGATACAGCGCCTGAGTCGGCCACAGGCACCGAACGGAAGCCACATCTCAAGACATCAGAGGACACGGAAAAGCGGTTTAAAGAGATTCTGGACGAAGTGAAGGCACTTCGGGCAGAAAGGGATGAATATCGCAGGGCTACCTCCGAAAAGCGTGAAACTAAGCAGGAATCGCAACCTGCGCCGGATGGATACAAGCCCCTCGATGAAAAAGAGTATTTCGCCAGCAATCCGAAAGCGACTTATGAGGACTTCGTACGAGCAGCGGCCAAACACGAAGCAAGATGGGAAGCTCGGCAAGAAATTGCCGCAGACAACCGGCGACGTGAAACGGAAGCTGCCCAGAAGGAACTCAAGACGCGAATCGAGGCTGCGAAAAAGCTCTATCCCGACTTCGATCAACGCCAGCAACCTATCGTCAAAGCCCTAACGGAAGATCAGCAGATTCCGCATGCCGTGAAAGCCTTAGTAAACGACTCTCCGGTATTCGAGCATTTGCTTTACACGTTGGGCGAACCGGCAGCAATGGCTGATTTGATCCAGACCGCCAAGACCAACCCCGCATTGGCTATTCGAAAGATTGTCTTAACCGAGCACCTGATTCAACAGGAGCTTGATAAGGCAGCCAAAGTGGCGAAGGTCGAGACCAAAGCCCCTGACTCCGAGAAAACGGCTCCCGAACCGAAACCGCGTGCCCCGAAACCTCCCGCCGAAGTTGGTGGCCGGGGAGCTGCGTCCGAAGATGCAGCGGTATCGGCAGCGCGCAACGGGAATTTTGCCGCGTTTGAAGCAGAAATGTCCCGCAAATATCGGCCAGCGTGAGCTTTAGCCGCGGAGACTTAACCTTTGGCGAATAACTTTGCAGTAACCAATTGGGTTTCCATGAAAATCCTTTGGTTTTTGAAGAACTCTCTTGAAGTGGCGGAGATGTTCAATAGCGGATGGGACGCCGAATTCGCGAAATCTTTCCCAGTCGGCTCTCAGGCGCAAATCAAATTGCCACAATCCTGGCTGGTTACCTCTGGCCTTGCTTATCAAGAGCAGGGCATTCAGCGGTTGGTAACCACGGTCAACTTGGACCAAATCAAAAACGTCCATTTTGGCTATGACTCTTACGAAAAACTGATCAAGATGGAGCGGTCGGAGAAAGAACTGGACGAGGCCTATTTCAAGCCTGCGGGCTTGCAGTTGGCTCAACAGGTTGACTCTGACGCTGCGAACTGGGCTCGCCTCTGGACGAATAACGTCGTTGGCGTGCTTGGAACGGACTCCACAACGATCGACTTCGCTCTTGCTGGCGACCAAGTGCTATTCAATTTGGCCTGCCCGCAGGATGGTGAGCGCAACCTGATCATGTCGAGCGGCCTGATGCGCTCGTATGTGAAGAACAACGTCACTCAGTTCAACCCACAGAAGTCGATCAGTGACATGTTCCGGCAAGGCGTGCTTGGAAATGCAGCGGGCTGGAAGTGGGTGCGGTCGAATTCGCTGTTTAACCACACGATCGGAACCTTCCCGACTCATGGCGTCACCGTAACTGGTGGCGGACAGTCTGGATCGTCCATTATTGTTACGGGCACAGCGGCAGATACGATTCAACCGGGCGATAAGTTCACCATCGCTGCGGTGAATGCAGTCAACCCGCGCACTCGAATCAAGACGCCTCTTGGCCTGAAGCAGTTCGTTTACACCGGTGGCTCGACCTTCACCTTCACCGGTGGCACCGACACGCTGCCGATTAGCCCAGCCATCTTTGCTCCTGGTTCGCAGTATCAGAACGTCGATGCTCTCCCTGCGAATGGGGCGGCTCTGACGGCATGGCCGGGAACGTCTAGCCCTTCAGGTGTCAGTGGCACAGTCGGTCTGGGTCTCAGCAAATACGCATTCTTGAAGGCATTCGGGAAGTTCGAAAACCCGGACGCAGTTGAGCATGCAGAACACGCAGAAGACCCAGAGACCGGCGCGTCATTGGCCTTTGTTGTGGCCTATGACCAATTCAACCGCAAAATCACGAACCGCTTTGACATCTGCTATGGCTTTGGTAACGCCTACTCGGATGCCGGTGCGGTTGCCGTGGCAGGAGCGTAACCATGAACAAAACTCTCAAACTTGCCAGTTTCGTTATGGGGCTGCTCTTGTGCGGATCAGCATTTGGGCAGACCATTCTCACCACAACCACTCTTTCCTCGGCAGTTCAGGGCATGGGCTCAGTCAACGGGGCCACGCCAACGGGGAACATGAGTGTAATTATCGTTGCAAGCGCTACGGGTATTGCTGGTGCCTCTCCCAACACCAGTTTGACCAGTGGCCTACCAGCCACGTCGGAAGCATCGACCTACCTTTACGTAGATCGTGAACTGATGCAGGTGAAGGCAGTGAGCGGAACCACGATCACTGTCATCCGCGGAATCCAATCCACTGCGGCAGCTTCGCATGCTTCCGGCGCTCTGGTGTTCATTGTTCCGGTGACAGCCCAGATTCTTTGGTCTGGCACGCCTTACGGGTATGCTCCGGCTGTTCCTGAAGGTTCTTGTACGCGCTCGAGTGAGCTTTACTTGCCGCGTATCCAGTTCACTTCTGGAATCGTTTCGGACTGTAACGGCGGGCAGTGGGTCAATGGTGATGCCTTGCAGACGACTCGTACAGGCGTCCACGGCCAGACTACCGGCGCAAACGGCTGGCGCTATCCCGATCCGGGTGGCACAGCCCTAACTGCACTGGAAACTTCCGGCACGGCAGCCGCGGCCTCGACTGAAATCTACTGCACGGAACTTGATATCCCTTTCAGCATGTTTGTGCAGGGTATCGCAGTTCTAAACGGTACGACAGTCGGCACGAACAAGCACTTTGCCATCCTGTACGACAATGCTGGCGCGGTGTTGGGCAATACAGCCACCGCCGGCACGACAACGGCAGGCGCATCTACCTACCAGAAGATGAACCTTGTCACGCCGTATTACCTGGTTGGTCCATCAAGGTATTTTGCTTGCGATGGGCTGAACGGGACTACTGACACAATCCGGCACGCAGTCACCGCGACGAACGACAATATTCTGGGCGGAACGAAAACCGGCCAGACTTTTGGCACGGCGGCGGCGATTACCGTCCCGACCACGTTCACCACGGCGAAAGTGCCGTATTTCATGTTGTTCTAACCAAAATCCGGTGCGTCTGGGGAGGCGCACCGGGTCTTTCAGGAGAATCAATGCCATTTGCAATCCACGAAGCAGCACTAAAGAAGCAGCACACAGTCAATGTCATGCGCCCACAGGAGTCTGCCCCGAATCCCTTGCCTGAGAACTGGGGCTCGACTATGGGCGGCGGTCTGCCAGTCATGCAGATTCCGCACATGGAGTTTCCACGTTGCATCTATCTACACCCGAACGAACCGACAAAGGTCATTGTGCATCGCAATGACAAGTTTGAAGTCGTCGGCGAAGAGATTGTCCCAACCGAGCATTTAACGCGGCTCGTTAATACCCCGGAAGAGTTGCAGGCTGCTTTGGACCAAGGTTGGGTAAAAGAGCCCTATATCCCCAAGGCCGCTCCCAACCCGGAAGATAAGCTCTACGGCAAGCGCAAGACAGTTAAATCCTCTCAGTGACCGTAGTTTTTAGCCCAGCAAATCAAGCCACCACAGCGCTCACTTCGGACATCGTCCGCAGCGCGCTGATGGAGCTTGGCGTCATGTCGCAGGACGAAAAACTCCTGCCTCAGGATGGCGCTTGGGGGCTGGAGAAGCTACAAAGGGCCATAGATCAGCACAACGCGCGCCGGGAGATGATCTATTCAATCAACTTCCAACTCTTTACGCTGATCGGCAATCACGCCCCACACACCATCGGGCCGAATGGTGACTTTAACGTGCCGATTCGCCCGACAACGGTCAAGTCTGCAACGTTTATCCTTGCGGGCAGTTCGGGCAATCCAGTAGACATGCCCATCCAGGTCAAGGATCACGACTGGTGGGCAGCGAATCCGGTTAAGTCGTTACAAAGTTCGATTGTGACGCATTTGTATTACGATCCCGCGGCACCGCTGGGAAACCTGAACTTTTGGCCGATCTGCACGCTTTCGAATCAGGTCCGATTAGAGCTTTGGAACTCGATTTCGCAGGCAATCAGCCTCAATACGACCTTGGCCCTACCGCAAGGTTACTGGGAAGCGCTGGTAACTGACTTAGCCGTAAAGTTGGCACCGTCTTACACGCGCACGGTTTCGCCAGAACTAACAATTGCTTGGAATCGGGCCATGCGGATCATCGAAGAGAACAACTACGAGCCTCCGCGAATGGAGACGGACAACAGTATGCCGAACTCGCGGAAATCTGGCAGGCCTGACTGGAATTTCCTAACAGGTTTGCGCGAATAGCTAGATATGTCGCCACGTTCTTCGGTTGCAAATCAATGAGATGCTGGCAACATTCACGTTATGTATCTGGCTAAGTTCGTTCAAGGAACGGCCCGCTTCCCGCTGAGCCCGAATCGTGCGCACATCATCCTCGGTCAATTTGTGATTCCAATGCTTACTGCCAGCAGGGGTAGTGCGGCCAAGTTCTCGGAATGAATGCAGCTCATTTTCCGATTGCGTCATGTACTCAAGGTTATATTCGCGGTTGTCGGCTTTCTTGCCATTCTTGTGATTAACCGTCATCCCGTCAGGACGCGGACCAAGAAATGCTTCGGCTACAAGCCGATGAACAAGGAAGCGCTTAGTGTATCCGTTGTTTTGCAGGACGATTCGATGATAGCCAGACCGGTCATAATCTCCGCGCAGATTGACGCAGCGCTTACTGCGAATATTGCCTAAGTTGGAGACTTCATACAGGCCGAGAAATTCAGGGATTGTTACTGGACGCCATTGTTCATGCATAGATTCAACTATACGGGAATGCAGGTGAAAATGACAAGTAAAATACTCAGCATTCTGCTTTTGCTTGGTGCCCCGATGCTCGCGCAGTCCGTTTCTGGCAGTATTCCATCCACCGGAGGCGGAACGGCGTGTGTCTCAGTCAGCACGGACACTCAGGGCGTCGTTGGTATTTCGGTAACTGGAACTTGGTCAGGCACATTACAGCCGCAAGTGGCGATCGGCAATGATGCTGCAGCCAATGTCCAGGTTACGCCGTCCACGTCCTCAACCGCTCAGAACACGATCACTGCCAATGGAGTCTTTACGGCTGCGGTTAGTGGCTCGACGCAGTTCTACTTATGCGGCAACACGGTAGCGAGCGGAACGGCCAATGTAAAACTGAACGTCGTGAAGCTCTCTTCAAGTAAGAGCGGGGGCACTGGCGGTGCTACAACGCCCGCTAACCCAACATCATCTATGCAGTTTAATAACTCGGGGGCATTCGGTGGAGATGCCAACTTTCTTTGGAATAATTCCACTGGATCAGCAGTGCAACTTCCGGCCAGGAGTATAACTGTTGGTCCCACGACCAATTTGGCATATTACGGTACACTCCAGTCAACTCCTCTGATCTATTCTGAAAATACCAACACTGACGTCTGTACTGGTTGCACTACGCGCGGTCCTTTCACGATGCCCTATAACTTCTGGACGTTTCTTGGGCAACCAGCGAGTGACTCAGCAATTGAAATGTTTAACCTAAACGCTTCCGTAGCCACCACGGCGGCAAATACTCACAACTATTCTAATGAACAAACAGCAGTTCACGCAGAAGCCGATCACAACGGGACAGGAACAGTCGCCGATCTTATCGGATATTCTGGTGAAGCTTACAACCTAGGGAATGGCACAGTCACTAACTTGAGTGGTTCAAGTTCAAATGCTGGCACTTTGAGCCCTGGCAGCGGCAACATCACGAACTTAAACGGATACTGGGCAATCCTCTACAATGCTGGCGGTGGAACAGTCTCAAATGCGATGGGTTTCCATGTAGGCACCCCCAGCTCGCTTGGCGGAGTATTCACAAACTATACCGCGCTCCAAATTGACTCTCTCGGATTCGACGCGACCCATAATCCAAATGTGTTGGCAATCAATGTCACCAATGGGAACAGCAACTTTGGGACAGGCACGATACTTGCGACCAATCTAACTACGACCGGACAAATTGCGACCAAGCAAGGCACGACAGGTAGTTTGGCGTTATACCTTTCCAACACGAAAGACGGATTTTACAACGGCGGTTCCGACACTGTCATCACAACAGTGAATGCTTTTGATGAGCAGGCGAATGATTTCGCCTTTGGAACTACCGTCCTCGGCGGGAATGGCTTCGGACTCTCAAATGGCGCGGCATCTGCCCGAGACATTTCCATGACGCGGGGCGGTGCTGGCATTCTCGATATCGGCACTGGAGCCTTGAGTAGTACAGCAGGAACGGTTGCGGTATCTCGGACTCGCACTGGCTCTCTTGCGCCCACCTGTACATTCACGTCTGGTGGCGGAACCTCTCCTTCTTGTTCATTCCGTACTGGCTCGAGTGATTCTGCCGGTACGATTATCGCGACTACCGGGACGGGATCGCCAGCGGGAACAGGAACAATCACTCTAACATTTTCTGCCGGCACGGCATTTGCCGTGCATTCCTCATCTTGCATCTTCAGCGCTAATGATGGTGGCGGTGCGGCATGGGCTGGAATCGCAACGATGAAAGACACCACACCAGGAACAGCCTCAGATTTGTTTACATGGACGAATCAGCCTGCCGCCACTGGAGCGAACACGATTGCTGTGCCGACTCCCTTGACGGCCTCGACAGCCTACTGGATCAATTACCACTGCTGGGCACTCTGATGAGAGCCCTGTTCGCCATCGCGCTCTGCTTTCTGTGCGTCTCAGCCTTTGCCCAACTACCGCCTAATCGTCAAGCCGGAGTCTACATTGCGACGGCTTATAACTACGACATCGACTCCTCGTTTTATGGAGCGTTCGGTCCGTATACCTTTACGCGTACAGCTTGCACGAATGCTGTGAGCCTCGGAACTAGGGCACTCGATCCGTTCAACGTCAACGCCAGTGTAACCGCCACGGATAGCAATCCGGCGAACACCGAGACCGTCGCCTTCCTCTCGCAAAATCTCAATGGTGGCCTCTGCATTCTGCAACTCGCAGTGACGCATCCTCACGTCAGCTATCACCTGAGTTCCGGAACGTTCGGCCTACAGGAAGCCATCAACGACGCCACGCAAAACGGCGGCGGGAATATCGTCGTGGATTCCAAGTGGCGTGGCACTACCGGGATGATTACCGGAGCCGCCGGGAACGCGACCGTCAGTATTACCGACAACAGAACGGGAAGCGCAACATACACCTGGAACGGCGCCGTCTATGTGTTGATCAATACCGGAGGAGGTCTGCCAACTGGAGTAGCCCCCGGCTCGATTGTGGTATCAAACGGTGTTGCGCAACCAGCCGTCTATCAAGCAAAGTCAGTGATAGACGCGCGAGATATCGCAGGCGTGGACTGCACCGGCGCTACCGATTCCTCTACCGCCTTGAATGCTCTGACTGTAACCGACGGGATCACCCGAAAGACTCTCAGTTTTCGCAGTTGCCCGAGTATAAAACTGACTTCTCAATGGCTCATTAAAGGGCAACTCTTCGCCGAAATTGATTTGGGTGGAACGTTCGGGCAAGGCAGCGAAGTAAATTCAGCCTTCAATCCCCAAGGCGGAACTACGATCTTCGGTTGTAGCGGGACTGCAGATGCTGTGATCCGCATCGACGACACAGGATTCTCGTATTTTCACGGGGGCACGATTGAGGCGAAGGGGCCTACCTGCACGTCAAGCTTCACAGGAGGAATTCGCGTTACCAACAGCGGCACCGGTGGGTACTCTCCATCGCGAAACACCTTCAGCCATATAGGGCTCTACAGCAATATCGGTGGCCAGCAAGTAGCTAATTTTACAGGGATCAACGTAGACAACGGACCCAATCAGGAAGGATACGGCTTCCATCACATCCAGGTCTTTTGCCAGAACAGTTCCGCTAGCGTGGGCATTCTCATCAACGATCTCACCGCCGACTCCACCGACATAGATCAGGAAAGTCACGTCACCGGATGCTATCAAGGAATCAAGATAGGGGCGCTAGGCGGAGTTGCCCGCGTCAGCCATTCTCACATCGGAGGAAATGGCAGTTTCGCTACGTTCGGGGCGGGAGGGTCTAATTTTTACGAATCAGCTCTCGGGTGCTTTGTTGAGATTTCCAATGTGATCGCCGCAGAAACTTCCGGCGCATTTCTTAACGGGCCAGGAACTAACGGACAGGCATGTTTCAGAACGTTTTACAACAATCAGATCGGATTCCCGAACATCGACCCGTCTCTGTACCCGATTCGCGCCCAAGGTGGATCGTTCTCTCTCTGGAATAACGACTTTGGCAACGGTGGGATTACCATAGCAATCCACAACAACTCTCTTTTGGGGGATGATGCTAACGGCCTGAATGGTCCGGTCGCAGGAGTGTTCGACCTCGGCGGAAATAATCTTACGGACACCGGTAACACTGGGGCATTCCAGCTTTTGTACCAATCTCTCCAAAGAAGCGAGGTATTTCTCGGCTCTACTGGCCCAGTCAACAATCTAGCCAACGGCATCTCAACTCCCTCCGGCGGAATTTCTAACGATTGGGCATTGCTGCCAAATGGCAACGCAAACGGCGCTTCCACATCTTACCCATCGTCGCGCTTGATCTTCTCCCGGTCTCTCGTTAATGCGAGTACGCCTTCGTACGATCAGTTTGCTTTCAGGAGTGTGGGCGGATCCACCAATTCATTTTCTACACTCGCGCTTACCTACAGAACGCCAGCAGGGTATTCAATTACGCCGACGATGGGGATTCAGCCGTCACTCTCAGGCTTAACGTTCGCACAGGTTGCGGCCCCGACTTTTGATGGCGTGCATTCCAATGTCACCAATGTGGGGACTGCCGGATCGACAACCTATACCTACGTAATCGTGGCGCGCGGTGGTTGCGGGACTTCAGCAGCATCAGGCAATGGAACAACGACAACCGGAAACTCATCACTTTCTAGTACAAACTACAACGTTATTCACCTGGATTCCACGGCGGGCGCGTGGGGTATTGATGTGTACCGCACAGTCGGCGGGGCATCGCAAGGCAAGATAGGAACTGCGCTAGCCACGGACTACGATGGCGGCGGAACTTCGTTTCTGACTTTCAATGATACCGGTTTGACTGGGGATGCTACGACCGCCCCAACCGTGAACAACAGCGGCTGCGTACAACTTCCATCGGTAGTGTTTGCGAACCTTGGGACAGCGACCAACGGAACGCTTATTTACTGCTCTGACTGCAAGAACGCAGCCGATGATTCGGTAGCATTCGATTCCACTGCGACAGGAAGCGGACACGGGACGAATGTCCTTCGTGAGAATGGCGCTTGGAGAGTCCACTAGGTGGCTAGATTCGGCTTAGTCGGTCCCGCCTATAGGTCTCAGTCAGTTATCGCCGACTGTCAGACCCTAATGAACCTCTATCTCGAAGCCATCGAGAGCGGGGCAGGGAAGTCTGCGGCTGCACTCTACCGCACGCCAGGGCTATTGCAACTTTACAACCTGAGTGGTGTTGGTTGCCGTGGGATCATCACGGCCCAAGGCAGGACATTCGTAGTCTCAGGGACGGTTCTATGGGAACTCTTACCGCCTACAGCCAGTCCGAACAAGATCAACCAGGGCACGATTGCCTCTGATGGGCTGCCCGTTTCAATGGCTTCAGGGCCAACACAAGTCCTGATTGCCAGTCAAGGGAATCTGTACTGCTTTCAGTTGGTCGATGGCACGACGACGAATGTAACCGGCTCAATTCTGCCGAAGAACTCTCTAACGCTGATTCCGGGATTCAATGCAGTTACAGGCTTCGGATTACTAGGCACGGTCGCGCAGGTGGCTTATGGCGATGGCTCATTTTTTGCTCTGATCTCGAACTCAAACCAGATTCAAGCCTCAAATAAGCTTGACGGCTCAAGCTGGCAGGGAGTTTCCGAGGCACAAGTTTCAGTATTCCCTGATAATGTGCTATCAATCTATGTCGATCACCGCCTGCTGTGGGTGTTTGGGCCGAAGGCATGCCAACCTTACTTCGATTCTGGCAACTTTCCGTTCCCTTACGACGTGATCGAGGGCGGATATGTAGAACAGGGCATTGCCGCTAGTTTTTCTGTTGCGAAACTTGACAACTCAATCTTCTGGCTTGGTGGGGATGAGCGCGGAAACGGGATTGTGTGGCGCGCGAACGGTTACACGCCGGTCAGAA